ATTATACCTGCTATGATATAAATCATTATACCTGCTATGATATAATAGATTACCCATCCATATCCAATACAATATTCATAATCAAAACAGATTTGATTATGCAATAAAAAATTAAAATTCATATTTTAAGCAATATATTCATCATTGTCTATACAATCATCGTCCATAAAATCCTCCGTAAGTAAATATTTACGTAATTTGAGACATTCATATATAATCCATAGACTACGATCTACAAAAGCACGAAGTAGCAGCAGCGACAAAATAACTAAACAAAATACTTTATAGTCTGATTCATGCATAGCCATAGTAATAATCAACACAATCAACCCCACAAGTTCCAAGAGAAACGCAACACCTATTAATTTCAAACAAAAATAGGTAAATATTGTTGTGAAGCTTACGTTAGGCAGGTACCACTTAATCCAAGATTCTGACACCATTTTACTCTGACTTCTAACCCAAAAGATTTCAATCATATAAATACTAAAGGTGCAAATTATTCACTTAGTATAAAATAATTCTTGGTATTTCTCAAAGTCCTCAGGATTCATTTTGATGAGTTTTCAACCAATCATCAAAGGTCTTTTTTTCCTAACGTCGGGAAGGTACACGACGCGGACTTAAAGATGGCGAAAATCTTCCTAAAATCTTTTTACCTCTTCCAGCTGCTTCAGCTCCACGTTGTAAATAATCAGAACCACGTTGTAAATAATCAGAACCACGTTGTAAATAATCAGAACCCTTACCTGCAGCACTTTCTAACGTTTCTAAATAATCCCTACCTTTACCAGCAGCTCTCCGAAAGTATTCGGGACTTTTTCGAGCAGCTCTCCGAAAGTATTCGGGACTTTCTCGAATGTATTTATAAATATCAGGGCTATAAGCCTCCGACAATATTGGGGATTGAGATCGAGGATCCTCTTTTGATGCAACCCATTGATCCTCTTTTGATGCAACCCATTGTCCGAATTTTTCTGCTTCACCTGCTGCTTTACTAATAGCAGCTCCTCCAGGCACACCAAGAGCCCCTATAGCTTTTCCACCATATTTAGCAGGATCAAAAAGAACGTGTCCTATTCCACGTGTAAATTTTGCATCTTCTTTCATTATTCCACTGGCAACACTAAAGCTTTGATCGTCTTTACGAACTGATCTTGGTGACGATCTCTGGGGTGTTTTTCTTGTAGATATTGTATTTCTCCTAGGAGACTTTGATTTCCTGATGGACGGTTTACGTTTTGTTACTTTTCTTTTACTTGGAGATGTACTTCGCTTACGCTGTTTAGTCCATCTACTTCTCACACGAGAAAATGAATCAACATCATAACCATCTTTTTTCAAGCGATTGTAAGTGCGTCCTCCTTTCAGAATATTTCGTCCGGTGTTAGGATTTCTCAACCAAACCATTTTATAAATGATATTTATTTTCTAATTTGCATATAAGTATTTGAAGATAAATTATAAAATGAAATATTATCCTTCTTAATATTACATCTAAGTTTACGATGACTACGAACAAGAAGTCTTATTTAAATTTGGTATCTCCAGAAATCAGCGTGCTTATAGACACTGAAATTGAAAAGATAAGGTTGCGGAAAATTGTGAACAAGATAAACTTTCTGTGTTTAGCCAAAGATTTTTATACAGAATTGCCATTTGGTGATCCAGATTGTCTGGTTCCTCAAAATGATTTTTATGGTATTGAGACATTGAGTGGTTTACTCCAATATCAATTGGATAGACTATATAAAACGATCCAAGGCGACGACTATAAACATTATCTTGATATCAAACGTAAAGTAGAAGAATATCCATTACCTTACGTCTTTAATATTCCTACTTGCCCTGATGAAGATTGGATTCCTACCCAAGAAGATTTTGATAGGGCTAGGACAAAAATACAGAGTTTGGGGGGAACAAAATCTATAAGAAGGTTCTGGGACAATTGGGAGAATTATAACTTTAGCTTGGATGATGAGGAGTATGATGAAGACTGTGATTTTATTCGAGAGTTTGAAAACAATCTTCTATCCACTATATTTCCAGTATGTAATGAATTTCACCCGGATATTAAATACGCATTAAGCCGTATTTTCGCTGAAAAATTAACGTTTTAACTCAAGCTTTATACCCAACATTTTGCTATGAATGATATATCTTCTATCTCTCTATTGTCGTTGATAATTAGTTAAGCTTTATATTTAATAAATTAAATATAAGTATATAATGTTGTTATTAACTTCCGCACATAATACAACCTTCTTCCATAGTACATACGGCTCCTTCTATTTTAAAATCTGAATTTACAGGTTCTTTTCCCTTTGAAGAATCGTGAAATTTTGAATCGTGATGTTGTTTGGCTTTAGTGGCTGATTTACTATGAGTATAATATTGTGTCTTGAGACCTTTCTTCCAAGCGTATAGATCTATTTCCGTTAACACATCTGGTTCTACCAATTTTAAGTACAAATTCATGCTACAAGCTTGTGTTACATATACACTTCTAGCTGCGCAATGATCAATAATGAGTCGTTGATCCATTTCCCACACAGTAGTATATAAGGCTTTGAGGTCATCTGGAATAGCTGCAATATTTTGAATACTACCATCATTTGCTTCGATTTGCTCTCGAATAGTATGTATATCTAATCCTAAACGTTCAATATCTGCGTATAAGTATTTATTAAGGATAATAAACTCACCTGAACTGGTTTTACGTTTGTAGAGATTGCTTTTGATTGGTTCTGTACACTCCACGTTACCAAGAATCTGTGATGTACTGGCTGTAGGCATAGGTGCTATCAATTCTGAGTTTCTAACACCATCTCTCATGATATTTTCTCTTAGACTTTCCCAGTCCCAACGTCCACTATGTTTTGTCTCTCCAGCCCATAAATCAAACTGGAATTTACCACGGCTCAGTGGGGAACCTTTACCAAAGCGAAATGTAACATATTCTCCTTCTTCTACTGCCAGTTTCCAAGATGCAGTCAAGGCGCCGTGATAAATAGTTTCAAAGATCTCTTTATCAATTTGAATCGCTTCGGGACTACCAAAAGGTACTCTGAACATCATAAATACATCCCACAATCCCTGCACTCCAATACCGATAGGTCGATGTCTGTAATTGGAGCGTGCAGATTCGGGAGTGGGGTAATAATTACGATCAATCACTTTATTGATATTACGCGTGATGATTTGTGCCACTTCGTGTAAATGTGCATGGTCTATATATTTTGTACCATCTTTACAAGTTTTAACAAATTTAGGTAGAGCAATGGAATTTAAGTTGCACACGGCAGTTTCTTGGGGATCTGAGTATAGAGCTATTTCACAACACAGATTAGAGGATTGAATAACCCCTAGATTAGATTGATTGCTTTTACGATTGATAGAGTCCTTTTCACCGATATAAGGCACACCACTTTCTGCTCTAGCTTTCAAACACAATTTATAGATATCTCGTGCTTTGACTACTTTATGGTATTTGCCTTGTTCTACATAAGTTTCGTATAATTCTACAAAATCGTCACCATATACTTCTGCTAATCCGGGGCATTCATCAGGACACATCAGATACCAATCACGATCTTCAATAACACATTCCATGAAATAATCGTTGCGCCAAAATGCATAGAACAAATCTCTTGCACGCTTATTTTCTTGTCCGTGTGGCAATTTCAGTTGGAGAAAATCTTCAATATCTGCATGCCAACAAGCCAAGTAAACCGCGAAAGCTCCCTTACGCTTTCCACCTTGATTAACATATTTTGCTGTATCATTGAAAACTTTCAGCATGGGCACAATTCCATCACTTTCGCCAGCTGTGCCTCGAATATAACTTCCATTACTCCGAATTTTATGAATATGTAAACCCACACCACCCGCATTCTTAGAAATCAAGGCACAATCAGACAGGGTTTTGTAAATACCCTTAATACTATCTGAATCCATAGCTACCAAGAAACACGAAGACAATCCAGGTCTGGTAGTCCCTGCGTAAATTAATGTAGGCGTAGCGTGTATAAAATATCCTCTACTCATGAGATGATAAGTCTCTATAGCTGCATCCAAATCAGGTTCAAAGGTTTTGCGGTTAAAATTCAATTCAACAGCTAGATCCTTGTCTGATATATACATATTTTCTCTCTCTTCATATTGAGAAGGCTTATCTAAAAATTCTGTCCACTTATTAGGAGGTACACAATGAATACCCAAAGCCACCCGCATGAACATATCTTGAGGACGTTCCACTATTCTTCGTTTGGTAAATTCAGGGGGCATGGCTTTCATCAAATATGCTCGAGTTAAGGTTTGAAATCCAAAGAGATTAATATCAAAATCTTGCTCGTAATCTATCTCATCATCTATTTCATCTTGGTTGGTGATAATAAATTCGTATAATTCCTTTTGAATTAAAGGCGCTGGATCACTATTTTGATCTAAATTGTGATACATAGCATCTGCAGCAAAGGCAATCTGGGTTCGTATATGATCTTTATCCATCTTACATCTAAGATATTTGGTATCTTTCTGGTGACCCGAGACGGCAATTCTAGAAGCTAATTTTTCGTAGTCTGGATGCTTTATCACCATATCTTTTGCAATAGTGATAGCTAGTGCGTCCAATTCCTGCGTAGTTACCTTATTATACACTCCAAGAACAACCTTTTCCGCTACAATAGTCGGATCGCACTTTAGAACTGGTTCGCATTCACATTTGCGACGAATACGTTTAAAGATTTTGTCCTTACTCATAGGCTGTAAACTCTCATCCCTCTTAACCACAAACAGGTTATGAGTGGGTGGAACAACCTTAGAACTAATAAATTTACGTCTCATGCGTGCATGCTCAGCTCTATACAGTATATACTCCTTAGCAGTGACAAAGAACCCACGTTCCATCAACTGTCTTTCGACAACATCTTGAATAAGTTCTACTGTGATCAACCGATTGGGTACATATTCGTCTATACTTTGTCTTACAATAAATGCCATATCCTTACTAAGACTCTGGATAGACTTTCCGTCCTTTAATAAACTTCCTAGTTTCTCGTCCTTACCTGTACACGCATGTAAAGCCTTCTCAATAGCAACCTCGATTCTCGACAGGTCAAATTTTGCTCTAGTACCATCTCGATTTACCACAGACGAAACCATTTTGCCCTTTGAAAGTGGACTTTTTTTCTTCAGTTTCTCTAGTTTCTCCAAAATTCTTGTACAAATATTTGTAAAAATATTTGTATTTATTCATCACATCTTCATCTATTTGTCAATGAAGCAATTATTATAGTCATGTTACGTACAACCGAGTATCTCCATGAAGTAATTCGCATCCACCTCCACTACCGTACCAAGATTATTTTTCTTCTCGTCTTTTTCTCGATCCCATCTAGCCTCATATTGAAAAATACGAGGCGCTGCGGATTCACGGGACTCTTCAATCTTCTTACTATATTCAGTAATGAGAGGGGTACAGAAATCGTCGGTCATGTTGATGTACCGAAGACACGCCTTGTAAATGAAGCGATACTGAGAAGCGGTTTGGACTGCATCTATTCTACCTGTTCTGATGTGTCCAAGAATCTTGGGAACATCTGCATAAATGTCGCAATTCTTTATCAACCGAATAAAGGCGAAGATTACCGCAAAGATGCCTGCTCTACCAGCACCTGCCGTGCAATGGACTAGAGTTTTCCCATCATGATACTCGACCAAAAGTTGAACAAACCGTAAAAAATCGTCTAGGTTGGAGGGAACCGATCTATCCTCAATGCCACGGAAGTAGAAGTGTCGGACCACAGATATAGCGTCTGTTTCCTTGTTGATGAGTTTCAGAATTCGGAATTCCATGTTCCCGCAAGTGTGTACTGCAAGAGTAATCAGCTCGTACTTGCCAAACCTCTTGAAATGTGTGACAAGAGGTGCATAATACTGTACTGTGGGTATTTCGATTTTCTGAGCCATAGCAGCCAACTGAACGACCTGCGTTACGTTATTTTCCTCGATCATCTTGAGAAACCCGATTATAGTGTCAAACCCCATATTTCTCAACGGCGCTTGTGCCATAATTAGTTCATCAAACCACGCAAAGTTTGATGCCGGACCAGCACGAGTTTTGTCAAGAGTGTGTACGCTCGAATCGATTTGTTCAGCTGGATCCTCGTTTTTAATCAGGCTACCACCAATCTGTTCTTGCATCTTTCTGACCCATACTTCGCGTTCTTCATGGAGGGTTTCGAACTCCTTATTGATCCGTTCGGGATTCTCAACCATGTCATTCCACCTACTTGTGAGAGTTTCCAGGTCGTCCCCGGCAAATCGAGAAAGATCATCATTAAAAAGCATCTTCAATGAAAATATTATCTTAATCAAGATAATATAAAAAAAAATCATTTTTTTTATAGATACAAGAAGTCGTTATGCTTAGTAACTTCAGACGTTATAATCTCTTTATAAAATGCTAAATTGTTGCAATGAAATAAATATCTGGATCCTGGCATTCTTCACACATAATACGCCATGTTTCGTCATGATACTCTAAACTTTCGCGCATCTTCACGATCTTAAAATCACTGATAATACATGGATGCCCTCTAAGTTCAAGATGTTTAAACAAACGAAATTGTGTACCCAAACTTGAACTACGTTCTTTCGGTAACATGTTATACACACGTTGTGTTTTCTCGTAATCCTCCATGATCAATGTTTCAAGGTGAGATACATCAGGCAGTTTCCAACCCCAATAACGATGCGCAATAAGGTTAGCATCTTCGTATAATGAAGAATAACCCGTATCCAGAAGACCTTTGTACAACATTGGTAAGTCTGTACCATTTTTGCGTCCATGTTTATTGCATGGTAATTTTTTAATATCCATAGACGTGAGTTTTCCTCGTGCAGTAAAATGAGTGTCCAATTCTGTAAACAAACTATCAGGGATTTTATCGATCTGTTTTCCTTGATAGCGCATCAAGGCCTTTTCAAAGTTATCACGGTCACTATAATCATTCCTTGACGCCAGAGTGTCGCTTTTATAGAGATTAAACCCAATAATATATCTTTCTGTTCTACATTCTGGACAAATCTGAGTACCAAAGTTATCAATAAATACATTTGTAAGATCATAACCACATCCACATCTATTGATATTTTTCTTCTTTTGTATGATGGTGATGTCGATATAATTTTGTGCAAAATCTAAATATTTACGGATTAACCGCATCTTCTTCCAATATCTGGGATCCTTCTCTTCTTCCTCTAAAATCTCTTGTTTCTCTTTTTCTGTGGCTGTAAAGTTAATTTGTCTTTTCTTAGGAATCATAGTTTTATATTCTTCTATCATTGACTCTGCCTTTTCCAAATATATTTTGATGTTAGTTCCATCTTTGATAGCATCTATCTGCGCCTCAATACTACGAATACGTTTTTTAGTTTGTTTACGTTCGATAATAGTTTGTGGCGTCTTGATGATTTCTATGTATTTGTTCAACTTCTTCTCCAGCTCATCTAGCTTACCATATTCTGCTTTTAATTTACGGATGATAGTCTCGTGAATTCGAAGTAAGTTAAAGTCATTTACGTAAGACGCTATAATTTCGTCAGGGACTTCTATATCTTGCTGTTTGTGTGGATGAATATCAGATAAACTGTAATAGACAGATTTTTTATCTGAAAGTTCATGAGACGTAGGAGATGTAGAAATAACATCGTTTGCTGCAACAGAAATATTCCGGATGGAAACGGGAACAATTTGTTTTTTCATTCTGGGAGACTTTTCTCCATCTTTTCGTTTAAATGATAATCCGGTAAGTGCCTTCATTTCCAGAATATCTGGGAATTTTTAAGAATTACAAGATTTAAAAGCAAAATTTACAAACATATGTAAATTTTAATTTTTTAACCAAACATGTTATTAGGGTCGTCAATGTAATAGGTATAAAATGCATAAATGAGTAAAGTGATGGCAATAGTTTGAAGAGTAGATTTAATATGTTTATTTATCGATAAGTATTCTTTACGAACCCACACATCCAATAACGATAACATTATAATGATAATGGCTAACACCAAAATTTTTGTAAAGCGAATTTTATCACCTTTATAGTCACGATTGGCCCATGTCAACAGAGGCAAGATCAATAATAAGCCAATAGCAAAGTAGTTAGCTTGGAAATTCTCTCTCTCGATTTCTACAGTGAGATATTCACTGTTAATATACCCAGCAAGAAACACTACTGGTGGAATAGCAAGAATGATCCACCCAATTACATCTGTAGTATATAATTTGACTAATGCAACAATCAATATCCAAATCACTAACGCTATGATATACACTAATCTTACCTGCGCTGCTTTCTCTGGACTATAATACTCTGTAGTAGAAGAATCTGGATCTTCTTCCATAGTTCAATTCCTCTTTTCTTAAGTTCAGCAAAAAACTTAAGAAAAACCTAGTGTTTGTGAATTATATTATTCCTCCATATTATCTATTTTAGCTATACGTTTATACATGGTATTAATGGTTGCTTGAGACAAGTTTACATTTTTGGCAAACGATTCATTATCTAATTCTCCACCCATCGTCATCAACCCATATTTGATCAATCCTGCAGCTACAGTCTGTGGATATTCTTCTTTCAATTCGGGATCTTTGGCTAAAATCTTTCTTCCTAAAACTTTGATGGGACCAACCATCTCCGCCGAAATGTGATTTTCCAAGCAATACCCACGGATCATTCCTAAGGGATCCGATTTGCCTGTTTTCGGTCGATATCCTGTTTGAGTTTCTGAAAACATAGACATGCTCTTCCTTACATCGCCATGGGACAGTCCCAACATTTTTTGATACACTAGCGGGTTAGAATCTTCCTGAATATCTGGATTTTCTGCACGATACTCTAAATCTGCATTGTACATGCAATAGAATAAAAGTTGTTTACGTTTGTTTCCACGATGAGTTCTTGGTCCAAGTTGCTGATAAATGGTCTGGGCACGTTGTTTGATGTCTCTGCTGAGAGGATACTGATTTAGTTCATCTAAAATACTCTTCTCCCCTTTTTGTTTTATGGGTATATGGACGGGATGCTCAAATTGCGAGACGCTATAACAATAATCCTTTTCTTGTAGTTCCATTTTGTAAGGTATTATCCTTAATAGTAATTAATTTCAAATTCTAATAGAGGAACGATTGCGCGCCATAGTGAGCAAAGCTGGCGGGAGATAAGAATTGTAAATAATCTCAATATGTCTAGCTAAAGCTCCTTTACGTAATGATTTAGCATAATCAACATACCTATCTACACGTGATTTTTCACGTGATATACCAAAGCGATTTAAAAACTTTGTATAAACAAATCCAACTAACTGCTTTTTGCCACTTTGTATCACACACTTCATGATATCATCCCAAGGTACTCGGGATCCTGTATCCAAAACCCTCCAGTCGCCCCAAGGGTCTCGAAACCGTGTGTAATTGTGTTCATATAGTGTAATATAATGGGTAAGATAGTTTCTAAACAGTTTATTTGCTTTCGGTGTTTGAGCCATCAAACACAAGATTTTCAATCCTTTACTGGGTGGAACGACAACAGAATCTTCTATTTCAACCATCAATGGTAAGATAATATGCACAAATGGTATTTTCTCCTTTTTAAGTGCTAAATCCATCAAATTATGAATGTTACGGACAAGAGGTATGGTATCTTTTGCCACAGGTTCAGGTTCTAGCGGACTTTCGGGGGAAATATCAGCGTCTTCAGGTAAGCCTTTCCATTCCCCAAAGGTGAAAATTTGACTGCGTAGTGGGTCATATTTATCTTGTTCTTCTTGTTCACTTTTTATTGTCTCAAGTTCTTCATTATATAATTCTTGTATTAATGTACGGAATGACTCGATATTTCCATAGCGGATAAATTGCTTAAGTTCTCGGATAGGATTGATTTTATTCAAATAGAAGTTTTTCCATGTCTCGTTAGTCCCAATTTCAAAATTGTCGGGTAATCCAAGATCCTGGATTGATTTTTGTTTCCAAAACCACTCTTTTTGACATATGCGCCGAATTATAGACGATGTAGAACACAAACTTAAAATAGCCACCACATCCAAACTCAACATTATCATTATTAAAAGTTCAGGAGGTAATTTTTCTAAATCGCTTGGGAGAGGAATTCCCAAGGGTAAAGAGGGTGGTTTGATTACAGGTAATTCGACAAATTTTACTCTACGCGGCATGACAATTTGTAAATACCTTTTTATTAAAAAGGTATTTTGTGATTATTTTGTAAATACCTTTTTAATAAAAAGGTATTTTGTGATTATTTTTGAGTAAAGTGGGTAAATAAAAGTGGATATCAAAGAGTGTATAATGTCTGTAGTAGTTAAATGTAGCGCATTAACGAAGGATCATATAAATATAATTAACGATTTGTTATTTCTTCAACCAAAAGAGAAATATAATTTTGGCGGGAAAAAGAAGTGTAAAGCTGTTAAACCCATAGAATTCCGTCAAATTATTACTTCTCCTGTGGATGGAGAGAACTACATTTTCTTGCCTTATCGTTTTGCTGCACAATTGTTCGGCAAAAATATCGCTGCAGAACGTATATATACACCCTCAGTATTCAAATTTACAGGTACATTGAGAGATTATCAAGCTGAAGATATAGGTGAATTCGTTAAACACTTAGAAGAATATAGTACAACAACTTTATGCTGCAGTCCAGGCTATGGAAAAACTATAATTAGTGCATATTTAGCTGCTAAATATAGCTTGCTTACTTTGGTAATATTTACAGCAACTACGCTACTTAAACAATGGAAAAATACCTTTGAGAAATTTACTACTGCAAAAGTATGGATTGTGGGGGAAGAAGCTATGCCACCTCTATTTAACGTGATAATATGCCTAGATAAACGTGTGGAGAAAATACCTGTAGATATACGGAATCGGATAGGAATGTTTATCATCGATGAAGCACATATCATGTGTACACCATCTCAAGTAGATAGATTGTTAGGATTCCATCCAAGATATATCATTGCTGCTACCGCTACACTTAAGCGAGATGATGGCATGCATGAAATGATCTATGCTATGTGCGGAAATCATTGTGTTGTTCGAGATATCAAAAAAGACTTTCATGTGTACAAGATAGAAACGGGTATTAAAGGCGTGAGGAAAGATCGTACAGACGGTAAAAGAGGAATACAATGGCATCCTTTAGCCAAATCTTTAGCATTTAGTAATGAACGCAATCAAATGATTGTAGCTATGGCACTTAAGAATCCAAGCTATAAAATTCTTATTCTTACAGGATACCGCGCTCATACCACGTTATTACATCGTACATTCATAGAATTGGGAGAATCTGTAGATTATTTGTGCGGTCCCAAGAAGAATTATCATGATTCCAGGATTCTAATTGGTACTATCAGTAAAATTGGTACGGGATTTGACGAAGCTAGCTTCTGCGACGATTATAATGGTGTGAAAATTAATTTAGGTATCTTAGCTCATTCTATAGCTAAAACACAACTCTTAGAACAAACGGTTGGGCGTGTATTTCGCGCAGACTTTCCAAATATCATGCATCTCGTTGACGATGATAAAACGATTGCTAATCATTGGAAAACTGCAAAACGGTGGTATAAATCCAAAGGTGGTATACTCCACGAGTAAAGTTCATAATATATGAAATCAAGAAAAATGATTTCATATATTATGTTGTTAGAACATTAACCATGTTGTGTAACATTGATTTAACTGATTTTGCTGAATTTATTGTCGACATTTTTGGGAAGAAAGGTCCAAAGGTGTTTGATACGACAATGGCTTACCATAACCATTTTCTTGAGGAAGATTTGGGCTATGAAGAGTATCAAAAACTCGTTGAAGCGGATAAAATTGTCATTGGTAGGGAAGGCAAGAATATCAATAAAGCTGATCTGAGAATTTTTTTGGAAGCTTTTAAAGCAAGGCAAAACCTCAAAATTTTCATGAACGACCGCACATATCATTTTGAAGGTGTTATCACAACAGAAGACAAAAATTACGAAGTGAGATGGGGATCGATCGATTTCTCAGCTCCAGCACCATTGATTTTGCCATGTCCTATCTGTGGTCCATCTTCTGTAGCTTCATCTCCACAAAAAGCTACGGTTTATCTCATATCTGGCAAGAAGATAGTGGAAGCTGCAAAATCAGGTAAATACGAAGATGAACGTCAATATCCTCTCTATGATATCGATGATATCGAACGTGTATATCCAGGTATCAAAGGGATGGTAAAACGTGGAGACATTTTTGAGGACGTTGACGAGAGTGGGTATAGATTGGATGGCGTGTTTTTGTATGACGGTCAAAAGACCATCAATCAAGGTCATGAATACGATGATTATGGCTACCCACCGGATGAACTTAAGCTCATCATTGAATTCCCACCAGGCTATTGGGACGTTAATAATTTAATCATCAATGATACATTTGAAAAACCTCGAAGGAAGGGATTAGAAAGTGCGGGTACCGTAATCTTGAGTCCCTCATTCTATTGGCACTCGGAGTCAACTCCTTCTTTCTTATATTTTGATGAGTTGGGTATTTCTCGGGATATTACTACTTCCAAAGTGTCCTTCACCTACCCACGCATATATAATGATGGAACTGAAGAAGAAGTTGACTTTAATCTCAAATATTTCATTCTAGACTACGGCAGCCACAGATATCTCATTGATGCTGATATTGCAAAACAGGCAGAGAAGGAAAAGAAAAGGGTAAAAGAAGTAACTGGACATTATGGATATTGGGCGTGCTGTCACCTTAACCACACTGTAGAAGAAGATAAGATGTTGTTGAATCGCCTTCGAGAGGCAATAGATGACCCAACCGTTGATTATGTACTCCGTTTGGACTTTTAATTATCTATGATAGTAAATCTATAATAAAGAAAATTATAGATTGTATTTTATTTATATCATAAGATGAGTGATATATCAATACGTAAATTTGTTGATGTATACGATAAAGCGGGAGAATGGTTTCGAGGAAATCAGAGTTATCTATATTCGATCCTTCGAAACGCGTCAAATGAATTTCATTTCCCTGTAAAGGCAGGCGAAGCTGTTATAGCGGTGTTGTTATTGCTTTATACTACAGATGGAATGGTATACATGCACCCTATTTATCCCGAAGATAAAGTTAAAACTGTAGCTGCAGAATTACAACAATTTTGTGTACCTTTGTGGGGATATTCTCTAGAACGAGTCTACGATTATGGACCACAAATTATTATGGGTGAATCAGTAACGATTTGCTAAAACAAACCAAATAAGTTTTCAGATTTCGCATTGTAAATAAAATATGGATTGTTGTTGTCCTCCACCCAAAGTACCAAAAATTAAAGTTTTACTTGATTGTGGTAAAAAGGAGTTATGTGATCCTCTTCAACAACTAATACGGGATTGGTCTATTACATATACATTTACATCAACGTCAGATTTAACACCCAAAACGTTTCAGGCGCAGGGGTTTTATTCATCATGTCATTCAAAGATTGATTCTGTTGCTCAAAAATACCTGCCTGAATTGTCTCACCCGCCCACATCTTATGATTTAGATGGTTCTACCATTCAACTTCCCATTCCTGGACTTAAAGGCAGTACTTGCTCACGGTATGATGGTATACTTGATAAAAAAGATTTCATATGTTGTGATGGATACGTGGAAATGTATTTCCTTGGACAAGGAGATGACCTTGGTAAATATCGAGCTATTCTCGAAGCTCAAATCCCTGAAACTGGCACCGAGATGTTATGCCGTTTAAAAGATCTTTTTAGTGAAGCAGATCCTGATAGACCTGTAGACCTAATTTTTGTGGCTGTATTAAGATATATTGAAGCTCCTGTTTACAAACCTATCACCAATACCTTTGAAATGCCACCAGATTTAGAAGAAGCTGATTGACCATATATTTAACATATTATCTATCATATATTAACTATCATATATTAACTATCATATATTAACTAATAGTTAATATATATCTATCATATTCAGAAAGAACAGACCCTTTACTCTTTCTTTTTAAATACTAGTGTTGCGAAAGAATACAATACGCCGTCAAATACGAAATCGGGGGTAGCATCGTAATCTACCTCACCATCTATATAACAATCGTTGCGCTCGAGAATGTCTTTAAATCGGACCAGCAGATCATTTTTTGTATATAATCTACAATCAGGACCGGGTATACGCATCTCAGGTACATAAGAATCGTTAAAGTCGCATGTCAGAACTGCTGTGCCGCCCGGCTTCAATAATTTACACATATCATCGACAAATTCATCATCTTCTGGAACGTGTTCAATAACAGATACCGAAAACACACATTCAAACTGCGGATAGCCATTTGTCACGCAATAGGTATGAAGATCACTGTTAAACATTGGGTCTACTTCCACTATATCAAATCCCAACGCCTTAAGACCTGCACAGCAGGTATCCTCATACGATCCTGCGCAGATCATCTTGGTATCTTTGGTAAAATGGTCCTTGATATATCTGAAGGCGAAAGCTTGCTGAACATTTGCTCTCTTGATCTTACGATTCATCATCGCTGGAACCAGAGTAAACAATTCCTCTTCATCTGCTGCTAGCAATGATCTATAAGTGTCATCCAAAACTGTGTTGTTTATCATTTTCTTTGTGTGCGTTATTTCTATAAAGACCTTTTGATGCAGAAAGTATTCAAGCTTATCAATTAATTTTTCGGGTGACCACTTTTCCTTAATCACATTAAGATGTTCAAGTCCATGAGTGATTATATCTTTGATCGGCGTTTTTAAGACTGATATTTTGTCGGAATAGATATGACGGAACATATAACTATCCGATATACCAATGGGTCTGTTTACCGATAGCGCATAATCGATTGTACTCGCACATCCCCGACCATGCAATGGATCATACATAAAAATATTAATAGTATTTTCTTCCAACCAACTCAATAGCGACTCGTTATCCATAAAATCATGTGTAATTACAAGCTTTATACCGTCTTTTCTGGGCACTGAATTACAATGATGAACTATTCTTTTGGAAATGTTACCAGCCGGATCTCCGAAAAAAGGAAAGGTTATATTAAGTCTGATAATGGCTTCGTCGAATTGATCATTAACATATTGTATCAATCTAGCGAATCCCTTATTTTCAAACCCAAATCCAAAAGAACCAATGATAGGAATTCTAGTATCAGGCTGAGGTTTATACGGTCTGTTGAAAAGAGGTCTTGGGATCGAATCCACATCTTCTCCACAGTCAATACGTAGTGAGTGCTCGAAAAGTTCGCTTACTACACCTTCATGATGTAGTCCTATGTTGGGGACTTTTCTTTGTATCGTGCTTCCTGCCAACCATAGCATCGTAGAAGGATGATAGTTATATATAAACGCGTCAATATGTGGTTGTTTACACAGTTCATAGTATTGATCTAACGAAGCAATCTCATGATAGGTGAATTTAGTTATCTTACCTGTCTCTAATATAGATCCTAAACGTTTTCCATATTGATACACACCGCAAGATTCTACAGTGTGGTTGATAAAAGCTATATGTTTAATTTTTTTCGGGTTCAGGGACTTATCTGCATGGAATTGCCTGGATAGAGACATTTTATTATGTGGTGGATTTCTTTTAACATATTTATCGATTCCCTCTAGGAAGTAACTCTGCTCTGATTCCCAATAAAAAGTGTCGGGAGGCCTATGTGGGTCTATATAAAATCTACTGAATTCCTCATAACATCTCTATATTTATATATTTATCTATTCCAACCAAATAGTTGTTATTCTTAGATTCCCAATAAAATGTTTCTTTAGGTCTATGTGGGTCAGTATAAAATTTATGTTCGGTGTTTTCACATAAACAAGGTTTACCTATAGAATAGGCAAAGGTTAGAGGGGCAGACTGATTTCCTATAAAAAACTTGCATTTCTGGATTTCATTATAAAATTCCTCTAAAGTATTGATTTTGTGTAATGGCACCATTTCCTTCAATGGAAAATCATCATATTCTGCCAGATTAGAAGTTATAAATTTACAAGTGTTGTGTTCAGCTATAGTTCCAAGAAACGGTATAAAAGCTGGATTTTGTCGTTTTCTGTTTAGAGATATTGATCTGTGAATCAGTACAAACTCTTCAGGTTTGTGTTCGTGCTTAAGTGTGATCCATGGTCCCAAAATTGGGGGTGTATGGAATATTAAAGAAAGAAATCGTAACCAACCGAACTGCCATAGGATTGCGTGATGTCTAAATTCATTAAGATTGACGTTAATTTCAACAGTTCCCGGTACAAAAATAGAAAATTCTCCGATATAGGGTTGATTCTTGACTATTTCTCCTAATTCTTCCAATACTGTAGCTGCACTCGTGCTAAATGCATCACCTCCATATCTCATATCATCTGTTATGTAAACGTTTCCTTTTTTCCCTGTAGCCTTATATTTGCACATAACCACGTATAGAAGATGTACAAGATCTCCCAATCTTCCACCTACCAAATAGTTAATACTTTTTTCAGTAGGACTTCGTTCCAACATCATGAAATCTGTCGGTACATCCACAAAATTCAAATCAATTTCTTCTAACCCAGCAACATCGCTCTCCCCGACCAAAATGTGTGGATCATCCTTAAACATGTCCTCAACTTCGTTTTTGCATTCTAAAGGACACAAAATATTTACTAAATCGTATTTGATAGCTAAGTACCGAATGTGGAGGGAGTAAAAAGTGTAATTGCAAATATGAGATAGTGAAGGTACTTTCACTCCACGAGTGGAATAGCTCTTTTGTTCATTTAACGAAGAAGCTAAGAGTTTATTAAGTTTGGATTTAATCCTATATCGAGAGTCGTTCCAACTGAAAGTTTCTGTATACATCCGATTTTTGTTATCTTGTTCCACGAGAGGTGATCTTATGAGATCGCTAAGATCCCATATTTTTTTGTTTACGTATTTAAGACATTCATAATGATATTTATATTTATTGAGGTGATCACTTATATATGGGTAAATAGTCCGCACTTCTTTGTTTATATCTTTTAACCTTGATGGATCTTTTATTTCGGCTTGTTTGATGATAAGTATACTGTATTTATCTAGAGCTTCCCCAACAGACACAGGTACAATTATTTCTGTCATTTATATATACATAAAGTTATTTATA